TGCCTTGTTTTTTATGGTCGCATACAGACCCAACAAGAGGTACATTAGACTCAAACAGCCTGTGCCTTCTGACTTTCAACTCAAAAGATGAGCCACATAACTGAACAGGGTTGATAAGAGGTGCGCCAGGAACATTCTCTATCACATACGGAACACCAGATTCTTTAAGTAATTTACGGGTTGGCTCCAGTAAATCTACCTTATCTGTTGATTTACCTTGAGCGTTTCGTAAGTTCTTTGTGATACTAAAAGTCTGGCAGGGTGGAGATGCGTGGATAAAATCATATCCTCGTAGCATATCTACATCTAATGTATTAAAATCTAATCTATGATAGGTAAAAGGATAACGTTTGCCGTGCTTAATATCTATACCTTCAACATCAAATCCTGCTTGGTGATAACCTGTTGAAGCACCACCAGCACCACAAAAAATATCAAGTAACTTCATTGCCAAGGACTCTCCCCACCTAGAATACGCTGGAGCTTACGCATAGAGGCTGTTGCTCTACGATCAGCAGTAGATACAGCGCAACCTAGATACTCTGCTAACTGAGCCAGCGTTGCCTCTTCGTGGTATCTCTTGAGGATAATATCTTTATCTTGTATCTCTAATTGTAGATAGGCTTTCTTGATGTCAATGAGTATGGCTAGTAGGTTGCCACCTTCTGCTGGTGCTGGTTGCTTACGCGGAGAGCCATCGTTAATGAGGTTCTGTGCCTGTTCTAAGACTGTATTATCTACGATGCTAGTCAATACGTGAGGCAGTAGTTGGGCTATCAAGGCGGTGTCATAGAAGGTTTCATCGCCTATCTGGTAGCCAGACTTACGAGCCTTCTCTTTGCGAGCATAACGCTCTGCGTGCCTACGCATCTGCCAAGCAATACGCTTCTCGTTGATGGTTCTCTGTAACTTATTCTCTTCGTTAAGTAATTCAGCATAGTGCGTAGCTCTAGACATAGCCCAGGCGTAGCACTCCTGTAGTAAATCTGCCCTCTCAACATAGCCCTTGAAGCGCCTAGTAATCGAGGTCGCAACCGATGGTGCTATGTCATAGATAGAGGGATGTAACTCAGTCATTAGGTATTTCAGGCCACGTCTTATCTAGTACCATCATTGCAATAGCAGAGTAGTTAAGTAGATCTAGGAAACTGTCCCGAAGTGACTCGTTTGAGGGAGAGACTTCACTATCAATGAGGTGATTGATTCTAGCCACCTTGTCGTGCATACGCACTCGTAATCCGTTGAGTGCTCCACCTGGACTGTGAGAGATGTTTTTTGGACCATAATCTTTATGTTTGCGGATGAGCAAATTACCTGCTGTGTCAAGGACTCTCCATACATTGGAGATGAACTCTGCATTTATTTCCTTGTTGGAATCGGTTTGACTGTAATAGTACCAATCTTGAAGTCTATGGAAACTATTACCATCCCCAATTCCCTCAGAAACTCTGCCATCTGCGTCAATTCCTTCTTTGTACTCACTCATCAAACTCCTCCTACTAGGTTTTGGATTGCTTCTATTCCTTCTGCCAGATAAAGCTCATTGATATCCATACCTGGCGGTAATTGTACTATTTGTCCGTTCAATACCTCTGAGGCAACACGCCGAGCAAAGTCTGCCCCAGGATTACTGCCATCTTCTTTCACATCATTATCACCAATGATATAGATAGTGTCATAGCCAGTGAATAGCTTTGAGTAATGCGGTTTCCAAGCTGTCACTCCTGGCACTGCTACTGCTGGAATGTTACATACTGATGAGAGAATCAGAGCATCCAACTCACCTTCGCATATGACCATACTGCCAACATCTAAAATCAAATCAGATACATTGTAGAGATGACTCTTCTGGCCTAATGGTGATCCATACTTAGGCTTACTATCGTCTAACCTTCTAAACTTGAAGCCAACACATAAGCCAAGGGCTGTTATGTATGGTATTGATAGCCAACCACGATAGTTCTCGTGACCATTGATAGGTTCAACGATAGTTCCTAGTCGGTATCTAGCTGCCTGTGTCTCAGATATCCCACGTCCTGCGAGATAGTCCAGAGTTGCCTCGTCTATCGCGTTGGCGTATGACTCCGCCGCTTCCAGTAATAATTTCGACTGCGCGATTGAGGGCATCTTTGAACTCCAAACTCTCTATCTCCATTACAACGCTGACTGCGTTGCCTCCCTTGCCACAAGTATGACAGAAGTATAAGTTGTCATAAGTGTTTATTACTGCGCTTCTGCGTGAGTCATTGTGCATACAACAACGCACCGAAGTGGACTTGCCTTCTCTAACTTCCCCACCATAGTGAGCAACGATAGTTGCTACGGAGATTGAGTTTGCATCGGTGGAATCTTTTCCCCTTTTCTTACGAGCCAACCTTGACCAGTCTTGTGTTGACATCCGCAGTCTCCTTTGCAATAGGTGTGTATCTCTTCAGCCTTATCGTACTGGCCTAGTGAGTTGAAGTTACCACCCACTTTACAATCCTTGCAGATCATTTTTGTTCTTTTTCCTCTACTTCAGTTGGTTCATCTGGTATCTGTACATCTTCAGGCTCTTTCTGTACTTCTGGTGCAGTAAATATCTCACTACTTGTTATCTGTCCTTGTGGCACTGGCATTTGTTCTATCCATTTCTCTAGTGTTTGTATTACCCAAGCATCTTCTATACTACCTCTACGTCTCTTTACTATAACGAAGGCTGGAGGTTCAACCACTAACCCCCGTGCCTTCGCATAGTTAGCTGCCTCAGTCTGGGCTTCCGCCCAGAACTCAGGAAGATTAAGTGACTTCCTATTCTTACACTCCAAAATATAGGTCTGACCTGCGATTATGGTAACTACATCACCCTCGTCATTGGCTCCAGCCTTGGCTAGTCTCTCTGCGAAGTGGCCTAGTTTACGTAGATACTTCATCACATCTGTCTCAAACTTAGTTCCCTTGGCCTTATTGTAGCTACTCAATATATCACCTGCGAATTTGCGTTACGAAAGGATCTACCCATTGCATCAGAGTCACCTATCTGCACTGCTGCAAAGTTCACAAACAAAGTCGCATAGTTCTTACCAGTAGAATCCATAGGACCGAAGCGATTCTTAACTGGTGCTATACGTAGATAGCCCAGCTCTGGTGCATACCCCATCGTTAATATCAATGATGGTAACTGCGATACCTTTCCGTGTATTGCTCTTCGTGCTGGTGGTTCATTAGGAGTTCCATACTCACTCTGTTCTGATACGTGATGCAATACCAAGACACAAGCCTGAGTCTTCCTAGCCATATCGTGGAACTCCATCATTATCTGTCTCAACCCTGCCCATTCATTGTCAGTCTCAGCAGCTACGTTCATCAAGTTATCTACCACTATCAACTGTGGAGCTATTCCATATAGTTCAACGTATGCCTTTATCTCCATCTCAATATCATCAAGTGATGGATTAGAGTCAAAGACCCATTGGATATGTTGTATCTTCTCTAGTTCCTTATGGTAGTAATTACTTCTATTGGTTATGTTCTGCTCTACTGTTATCTGTACGTGACCTGATAGATGAGCTGCTGATCTCATCATCACAGTTGCAGTATCAGTATCAGCAGAGAAGAAAAGAGTTGGCACTGCTGCCTTTATCGCATAGATAAGGGCGAACATAGACTTGCCTGCGTTAGGTGCTGCTGCGACCATACATACTTGGCCTCTGCGGAACTTAATCTGCATTGTGGCTAAGTCTTTCCAGACATCAGGTAGAGGCTCTGCTCTGACTGTAGTTGCGTGCCAAGCCCTATCCAGTCTTAGCATTGCGAACCCTCCTAATCTTCTTTCGTTCTATTTCAGTCAGGCCACCCCAGACACCATACGCTTCATTCTTAATTCCCCATTCAGCACATTCAGTTCGGTGACGACAGTTCTGGCAGATACTCTTTGCGAGTATATTGTTCTGCCTTTTATTGTAACCAACTGCATCTTCTGAGTGCCAGATATCTCCACCGACTTCTGCACATAACGGAGCTTCGTAGTGACGAGGCTCTCGCATAGTGTTATGCCCAGATCGTCTCGCACTTATCTACAGCACCTTTAGGTGCAGAGCACATATACCCACTCCAAGACTTGCCTTTGGCATTGACTCCTGATCGTAGGTTCATTGCTCCGTGTCTACAAGATGGTGAACCACCTGATGCTGCTACTGGCGCTACGCTTGAAGCAGCGCTACGTACGGGCGCAGGCGCACTAGCGCCTCCGAGAGACTGGCTAACGCTTCCAATGAGGGCAGAAAAGTCTTGAGCTGCTGATAGCAACCCTTCCAATTCCTCCTTGCTTGCAGCATAAAGATTGATGAGAGTTCCATCTGGTGTCTTGAAGTTTACTTGGAACTTTGTTGATTCTGGTGCAGCCATTTTACTTTCCTCCATTATGTTTGATTGAAAGGCGCAGACTTTCCTTGCCTTTTATTGTTGGACAGAAGCCGATGAGTTGTTCGACTGCATCTTTATCTACTTGTGATGGACCAGCAACGTGCGTCCAACGAACTTCAACTCCAGTAGATGTAACACCGACAACCCCAGCCAGAGCATCTTTGATGGCATCCTTCTTGGTTGTCAATTCTTTTATCTTATTATCAATCTGTAGATATTCCAAAGCCTGATTACTGAACTCATCACTTTCGATAGGTGGTAACTCAGTCTTTGTACGTTCTTTTTTTAGACCAACGCATCCAAGCTCACCTGATGAGTCATAGTATTTGCAGTAGAACTTACAATAGCTCTCATCCTTTTCAGGTTCAGGAGCAATCTCACTTGCCTTAACAGCCTCTAACCAAGATAAGGCTTCAAGCGCGATGGAAGAATCGTACTTCTCTGAATACACCTTTACATCGCGCTCGTCACCATCTCGCGGAATAGCTACAAGATGAACATTGTGGACCTTCCCCAATCCACTTTGCTCAATTAGATATCCGTAAGTATGTACTTGCCAGCGTTGTTGCTGGCTTGGAAAATAAGCGAGGTTCTTCAACTTCACTGTCTTCCAATCAACTACATCTCCTGTCCCAGGAATGTAGAGATCTATATGGGCCTTCATCCCATTATGTTCTACTGTCTTTTCTAGTAGAACTTCCTTGTTATCTGCAAAGGCTTTCTCAATGCTATCGTGTATGGCAGTTCCCATAATAGCAGCGAGCTTTAGCTCATTGCTATTGGTCTCTGGTTGGCTATTGATTTTGTACCAGACCTTACGGCGACAACCACCAAGCTCTGATGGTCCTATCTGTGTCTGTAATGAACGACCACGCTTACCCTCTTTGTCGTGCAAAGCCTTGATAAGTAAATCTTTTATATCCATTTGTGCTTTTCCCACCTAGTTATTGTGAAGCGGAATACTATCAGATTTACTACTAACATTCTAGCAATTAACCTGTATGGCATAGCGTCATAGTCGTGAAAATAATCAAAACCAAAACCAAAGTTACTCAAACTACCAAAGCTGAAATGAATTGAATAGTCTCGCATCACGTCATTATCCTTCCTTGAGAGACTAATTGAATCGGAGGACAGGTATTGATGTCAAGGATGCTGGCTATTTGAACAGCGTGTTCGGCGTGTTGGTCAACATTGCCTAGCGTAAGACGGTTAACGCGACCATAGAGATAACCAAGAGCATAAGCGCCACCACTACCCAAACCGTAAACACCCTTGTCAGACTGGATGAACGAGAGGTCCGTTGCAATATGGAATAGGTTGCCATCAAACGCAACAAGGTAGTCGAACCCTGTCTCTTTATCTTTCGTAGCTTCATACGGGTCGTATCCATTCTCTTTGAAAGCCTTCAGGATTGAAGGCATAACTTTCTTACCCATCCACTGCACGGGATCTGCTCCCTTGTAGGGTGGTGGGCTCCAGTTATAGGCGAGGATATCTCCTGGCCTTGAATCTCCTACTAGCCCTATTAAGTATCTACCAACGCTAATAATCTTAGGC